ATTAGTTTCAGCGCGCGCTGCTGTTGGCGCCCGCCGAGCTGTTGATCCTGGACGAGGCGCACTACGCGAAGAATTTTGGGGCCGACAGGACCCGCGAATCGCTGGGCGCTGCACACACTGCACGCCAAGTGTGGGCACTGTCCGGTACACCCGAGCCCAACAATCCGGGGGAGCTGTACCCGATACTGCGCGCGGTGTGGCCGGACTACCTGCGAGAGCTGGGGGTCGACAGCAAGGACTCGTTCGACGCGCGCTTCTGCAAGGTGCGGCAAGGACGGTGGGGCCCGAAGGTTGTTGGCTCGCGGAACGAACGCGAGCTGCAGGGCCTGCTCACGCGCATGATGTTGGTGCGTGACTGGGCGGAGGTGGGCAGTCAGCTCCCGCCCCTGCGCTATGACCACGTGCAGCTCAACGTGTCGCCGGAAGACTTCCGCCGCATCAAAGAGCGGGAGGCCGGGCTGGAGTGGGACGCGAAGCTGCAGCAAGTGTTCGGTCACGACGAGGTGAAGGCGGCGATGTGGTCTACCCTCGGCGACGTGAAGGCGCCGCTCGTGTCGGAGATCATTGCGGACGAGCTGCGGGACGGTGCGTACGAGAAGATCGTGGTCTTCGCGTACCACCTCGACGTGCTGACATACCTGGAGGAGCACCTGCAGGACTTCGGCGTCATGCGTTACGACGGCAGCTTGAACGAGACGCAGCGCACCATCGCCGAGCGTGAGTTTCAAGAGAACGAACACTACCGCGTGTTCCTGGGCCAGCTCCAAGCTGCCGGGCACGCTATCACCTTAACCTCGGCGCATGAGGTAGCACTGGTCGAGCAGATGTGGGCACCGATGGACAACCACCAAGCGGTGAAGCGCATTCACCGCATCGGACAGGGACTGGCGTGCAGAGCGCGCGTGTTCTCCCTGCCCGGAACCATGGACGAGAAGCAGCAGAGATCGCTAGTCAACAAGCTGAACATGATCGAGGCTACTCTCCCCGAAACACAGGAGGTATTGTAATGCAGATTCACATGACCTTTGAGTCACTGGACGAGTACAACGGGTTCGTTGCCAAGCTGGTCGCGGATTACCTCGCGGTGAACAGTGGCATGGCCCCGCCCGTGTCGGTGGACGTGACGCCGTCCGAGCCCGTCGCGGACACCCCCGCACCGGCCGAGCCCGTGGCCGACAAGCCGAAGAAGCCGCGCAAGCCGCGCAAGACGGCAGCGCAGAAGCGAGCGGAGGAGGCCGAGAAGGCAGCGGCCGAAGCTCCCGCACCGGAGGCTCCCGCACCGGACGCCCCCGCACCGGGCGACGGACCCACGCCAGCAGAGATCCGCGCGGCGATGGACACGTACCTCGCGGCGAACGGTTCGCCCGCTCTCATGGAGCGCATGGCCGCCGCAGGAGTGGGTGGCAAGACGGGGAAGCGCGTCACTGACCTGCCAATCGAAGGTCAGCTCGCGTTCGTGGCGTCGCTCTCGTGAGTGACAGCACGCAGCTCGTACCCACCGAGCACTCGCGCCTCGGCGCGTCCGGTGCGTCACGGTGGATAGGGTGTCCCGGCTCGATCAACTTCGCGAGCGGGATGCCTGACAGCACGAGCCCGTACGCCTTGGAAGGGACGGTCGCCCATGAGGTGGCCGCCCTCTCCATGGACGACGGCGCGGACTTCGACACCAGTCCGTTCGTGGGCAAGGTGATCGCGGGAGTGGAGGTGACGCAGGACATGGCGGACCACGTGCAGACGTACGTCGACTACGTGGACAACGCCATCGCGGAGGGGTCCTTCTTCTGGTGCGAGAAGAAGTTTAACCTCATGGACCTGAAACCTCCCGCGTCGATGTTCGGCACGGCGGACGCCGTTGTCTTTGACGAGACGACGGGCGTGCTCGAAGTCATCGACCTGAAGTTCGGTCAGGGCGTGGTGGTCGACGTGGTGAACAACCCGCAGCTTCTGTACTATGCTCTGGGTGCCGCGCTCGCCATCGAGAAAGAGTACCCGGAGTTCCGTGGGCAGATCAAGGTGGTGCGCATCACCATCGTGCAGCCCCGCGCTCCGCACGCGGACGGTCCGATACGTTCGTGGGAAGTATCGTACATGGACGTGGTGGACTTCGCCATCGATCTGATGGAGTACGCACGCGCAACGCAGAAGCCTGACGCCCCGCTTGTCGCGGGGACGCACTGCCGCTTCTGCAAGGCGTCCGCTGTGTGCCCCGCACTGATGGCGGAGTCTGTGTCCATAGCACAGTCCGAGTTCGATGTCATGCCGGACGCGCCGCCCCGGCCGGAGACGCTACCAATGACCACACTGCTCGACGTGCTCGACGGTGCGCCTATCCTTGACCAGTGGCTCAAGGATGTAAGAGCGTATGTGTTCGGCACCCTGGAGGCAGGGGTGGAGGTACCCGGCTGGAAGCTGGTCGCCAAGCGTGCGAACCGGAAGTGGAAGAACGAGGCCGAAGCCCTGGCAGGCATGTCGGAGCTTGGCATCGAGGAGAGGTACAGTGTGCCAAAGATCAAGAGTCCCGCGCAAGCGGAGGGCGCACTGAAGAAGCTGAACAGGACGCGCAAGCGTGGCGACAAGCTCACGCTGCCGAAGGACTTGGTACACGCGCCGTCCTCTGGCTACTCGCTGGTGCGGGAGTCGGACAAACGCGAGGCTGCACTACTCGGACCTGCCGAGTTTGAGGCCGAGCTTGACCTGGACGATCTAGTCTAGGTAACGAGGAGAAACAGTCAATGAGCAACGCAAAGCAAGAGAGCGCCGAAGCCCGGCGAGTCATGACCCCCGAGTGCACCCTGTCGTACCCGCACATCTTCAAGCCAGCCCCCGGTCCGAAGTCTGGGCAGGAAGGCGCGGGCGAAGACCTGAAGTACTCCGGCGCGTTCGTGTTCGATCCCGGTGCGGACCTGTCCGCGCTGAAGACGGCGGCCGTGTACGCTGCGAAAGAGAAGTGGGGCAGCGCGGTCGAGGAGATGATGCGCATGGACGACCTGAAGTTTCCGTTCCGTAAGGACGCGGAGCGCAAGGGTTACAAGGCGGGGAGCGTGTTCCTCAACGCGCGCACGAACCGGAAGCCCGGCGTCGTGTCCCGTTACGCCGACCCGGCGACGGAGCGCGCGGCCATCATCACGGACGAGTCCGAGATCTACCCCGGCGTGCGAGTGCGTGCGAGCCTGACCGCTTTCGCGTATGACCGCAAGGGGAACAAGGGCGTGAGCTTCGCGCTGAACAACATCCAGAAGATGGGTGACGGCGAGCGGTTGGACAACCGCGTCGCGGCCGAAGTGGAGTTCGAGGCGGAGTTGGCGAAGGAAGCCGTCGACTTGGACAACCTCGTGTAGGATCAGTCGCCGGGGGTTCGATCCCCCCGGCGCATCTTATGAATGAACCAAAAGATCGGGGCCGTCAGGCCCACGGGCTGAAGCACATCAGCGAAAGGATGGTGCCAGTGGTAGAAGCGAGCATTGACTTCGAGACGTACTCAACGTGCAACCTGCCGTTGTGCGGAGTCTACAAGTACGCGGAAGATCCCACCACCGACATCTGGTGCATGTCGTGGGCGATAGGGGACGACGAGCCGGAGATCTGGATTCCCGGACAACCTCTCCCCGCACCCCTGCGAATGCACATTGAGATGGGTGGAGCGATCCGCGCGTGGAACGCACAGTTCGAGCGCATCATGTGGAACGTCGTCGGCACGGCGAAGCACGACTTCCCCGCGGTGGAGCTGGAGCAGTGGTACGACACGGCCGCGGACGCCGCGGCAATGGCGCTGCCCCGCCACCTGGGACAGTGCGCGACGGTGCTCAAGGTCGAGCACCAGAAGGACACGAAGGGGCACGCGCTCATGATGCGCATGTGCCGACCCCGCAAGGTGGAGAAGGGCGGCCACATCGTCTGGTGGAACGCGGCGGACAACCCGGCGAAGCACAGGGACCTGTACAGCTACTGCAACGACGACGTGCGCGCCGAGCGTGCGGTTGGCAAGGTGCTCCGCAAACTCGGCGCCGACGAGCGTGAGGTGTACCTGCTCGATCAGCGCATCAACGACCGCGGCGTGCTGCTCGACCTGCCGCTCGCGCGAGCGAGCCAGGGGATCGTGCGCCAGGGGCTGGAGCAGATCAACGGCGTGATCGCCGCCGCTACCGGCGGGGACGTGACGGCCGTGACACAACACGCGCGCCTTGCCGAGTGGCTACGCGGCGAGGGAGTGGATACAGAGAGCGTGGCGAAGGACGCGGTGACATCCATGCTGGCGGGCGAGCTGCCCAGTCACGCACGGCTCGTACTGGAGGCGCGCGCGGAAGGCGCACGCTCCAGCACTGCCAAGCTCGACAAGATGTTCCAGGTGGCGTGCAGGGATGCCCGAGCGCGTGGCCTGCTGCTCTACCACGGCGCGGGCACAGGCCGCTGGGCCGGGAAGCTTCTGCAGCCGCACAACTTCCCGCGCGGTGAAGTCAAGGACGTGGAGGAGTACATCGAGTGGATCCTGGCCGGGCAGTTTGACATGATCGACATGGATCCA